TTCCAGAATCGGGTGTCTTCATAAGACTTTTTACCTTCTTCTTTATTAGTGAGTTTGGAAACTGCGTCTGTGAGTTTTTCCAAATCTTTGGTGCGTGACTTTTTCAAATCTGCAAATGATGTTGATGCCATATTAGTATATTCCTTGTATGTTAAGTATTAAATGTATGTTTTGCTTGTCCACTTTTATCATAATCTACTATAGTATATAGTCTATCATAATTCTCTACAGGTGTCAATAGTCGGCAAACCTTACTAGGTTTACGCATTACTGCCACTACGTCACTACTAATTCTCTGAGTGACTTTTTCATCCTTGCCGTATCGTAATTTAAAAAGGGCTGGTACTTTTTGCATAACTTGCTTACCTCTTTGTAGATTGGATCATGTATCATTGTATCATACCTTTTGACAAAATGCAATAGTGAATTCAATATTGCTAGTGTCTCCAGACTGATTTCTCCTCTTAAATATTTCTTGATGATTGGTGGATGGTCGCCACCTTTAGCATTAAAAAATTCATTCAGTTCGTCTGGCTTCCAACCAGAGATAAAATCCATCTCATTTTTAAATACATACGTCAAAGATTCTTGCCTACGTTTCCATTCTTTGTAGCGTTCTTCACACTCTTCAGACAGAAGTTCACCGACCCACATTTTTGTGTCGTGCATGAAATTAGAAACTAAAAACTCTTCTAAGTAAGCATCTTTACGATTGCCAAGTTTAGCAAAAAAGATTTTGTCTTTACGTTTCAAAAAAGAATCGTATGTGACATTGACCTTCTTGTTGTACTTGAACCAATCGTAACTGTCTAACGTAAAATGATTTTTAATTCCTAAGTAAACTTTGTATGCGTCTATAGCATCCATCTTCATTACTCATCCACCTCAATAGGCAATCTTGCTTTTGGTGCAATCATCTTTAACTTCATCGCTTCACCTTCAATAGCAGATTTCATGCGAGGAGTAATTAAAGATGCCGCAGTTTCAACTTCAATATTTTTCTGAGTGCAGTATTCTAGAATAGCATCAATCATTGTGATAGGATGCTTATCTCGTTGTACTTGCTTAATCTCAGACTCAAACTCCTTTTGAGTTAAGATTTTAAGACTCATATGATCGTACCGATGTGATTCTACCATTTCGGTAGTGTCCAAATTCATTTAGTTTGACAGCAGGTTTAGCAGAACGAAAGTTCGGATTAGAAACTTCTTTCTCTGTTGCGTAGTAACTGGAAGGGTATCCAGTTCTACGCTGATTTGTTTTCATTTCAATTTTAGTACGCATAATATTCATATCAAGTCCTTAGTTCATTCTATAAAAAACGTGTCCCTCAATGGTCGCAACCTTTATCTTTCTTGCCGCCCATGCTGGTTTAATATCAATGGCATGAAAGTGTGTTGCGCCTTCTAAGAGTTTAATTATATCAGTTCCAGCAGTTTTTGTCAAGAGCATCTTCGCAACTTCATAACATTCTTTCCATCTCTTGTTATTTGCTGGTGGTGTATTTGCGATCTTACTATTGTACCAAGAGAATTGTTGTGGTTCTGTCACAACATCACGAATGTTTTTTGGAAATCTACTGTCATGCAATCTGTTAAGAGTAACTGCACCAACTGCCATTTTACCGATTAAAGGTTCACTACCTGCTTCGTAGTAGATGTTCATTGTCATCCAGTAAAGGTCTGATTTGCTAGAGTTTTTTGGAGCGGTTACCGAGTTTGCCGCATTTGAAATTTCTACTAATGATGGAAGATGATCTCCTGCCATTGTGTGTGTAGATAATAAAGTTAATAGAAATACTACAGCCGCTAAAAGTGGTTTCATATCTTTTTCCTTTCTTTGAGAACCCACAAGTGTTTAGTGGGTCTTTTATTTAGTATACGTGAATTATACTATCTTTTTCTGAAATAGTCAATAGCGCCTACGTAATCAGAGCATATGCCATAGATCGGTAGATTAAATGCGTATTCTAAACTAATTCCTTGATTCTCTGGCATAACACAAACACTCTTTGCCATGAGTGGTTGATTTGGATATGCCCACACTATACCATGGCTAGTTAGTGTGTATGAATCTTCTTGATGCCAAAAGTAATTTAATTGCGTATTTGAGAGCCACTCTAGTGCTTCCCAGTTCTTAGCATGAATCCACAGTCCATTTTTGTATAGAAACTCGGGATCAATTTCGTATGTGGGATCATCGTGCCCTAAAAAGAATTTGTCATTGACAATTCTCAAATCAATCTCAGCATCAAATCCTTTATCTAACGCAGATTGAATTTGATATGGTGCATTTTCGTTTGTCTTGTCGGAACCAAACATCAATCCTCTATGTGCAATCAACTTCATATTTGTCACTCGGTATGCTAGGCCATCGAATCACTATCAATTCAACGTCAGTTAAAAATTCTACAGCAGAAACTTCGTTCTTCTCATACGTCCACATATCACCTTCTTTGAGATGTTTACCTGACGCAATAAGTTCTCCTCGGACGATGTAATTCAGTTCTGTTGTAACCTTATGAAAGTGTGGAAATGTCTCCTCACCCTTTTTATGTTTATGATGCCCAATCTCAAAGAATGGATTCTTAAACAAAGATGGATTGAAGTCACCAACAAACCATCCTTTCACATAATCATTTATGTTTGATACATTCATTCAAGTTCCTGAATTCTTAACTGGTGTCTACCACCATCGAATGTATGTTGAAATCCTAATCTAAGATACTCATGTAGATTTTCAGAATTTGCATTCATTGCAGGTATAGCAAAGAAGTTAGCACAGTTATGACGCATAGCCATTTCCATTGCATTGTCATCATAGATTAGTGCAGAGCGAATACCTTTGTATTTGTTGGCGCACATGTTAACGCCTTGTCCTGTTCTACAGAAACTAAACGCATAGTCACAGTCGCCATCTTCAATGCCCTTGACTGCTTGACTGATAAAGTCTTTGTAATTGCAATCACGATTGACAACTGTACCATAGTCGATATACTTTTTACCCATGCCTTTCAATACGGACTTGAATAATTCTTTCGCTTCAAAACCAGAGTGGTCACAGCACAGCGCAAATGGTTTATCGCCAAAACGTTTGACAACATTCTTTTTGTAGAAGTTAAATTCATCTGGTGTACCAAACACATGCATCTTGTCTACTGGATGCGTAATGATTTTAAGTCCATCTTCAATCAGCAGATTATACAATGGTGCAATATAGAATTCATTATTTGTACGAATATCATCGGCAATCATTTTCTTTGCATATTTGCAGAAATCAGAACCACGTTTGAATCCGTAGATGCCAACACATGCATCAGAACTAATCGCTTTCTTCTCAGCAGTTTCAGACACATAGTTTTCATCATCACACTTAGCGTAACTGTAGTTTGCGCTATTTGATTTGAATGTCAACAAAACACCATCGGCTAAAAGACTGCCAACAATCTTAGGATCAAATACTGGTCCAAACTCAATGTCTAGTGTATGAATAACAAGTGGTGCATCATTGTCGATATACTCAGATGCATACAAACAACTTTCAACTGAACCCCTAGTCAGGTGATCTAATACAATAACTTTAATGTCATCACCAAACTTCATACGTAGAATTTCATCCATTCTGAAATTGTATACGTGTTCGTCACGAATGATAAAAATCAAGTTACAGTTTTTTGTGTCTAAACAGTCAAGTGAGATATCAATCAATTGTCTGTCTTTAATATTAATCAATTGCTTGGGTACAGTAAAGCCTTCTTTCAAAAAGCGGCTACCTAAGCCTGCCATTGGCACCAATACGTTTGTTTTCATACTTTACTTTTCAAATGATGTGTAGTTAGATTGTGCGAAAGGACCATACATTCGTGATCTAATCTTGTGTTTAATTTTCCGTACATAAAGCAAGCGGCATAATAATCGCCTGCACCTAATACGTTCGCACCTTTTATATATTTGTCATCAGATAGAGTAAAGGTATCGCCTTTGCTGTTATAACTTTTCATTGGAGAATGAGTAACAACAACTCCAGTAAACTCTTCAACATCTCTCAACAAATGCATGTCTTCTTCAGAGACAAAAATGTAATCTAGATACTTATATGCTTCTTTGTCGATTTCTCTTCCAGAACAAATATCACCAAATACCAAACCAGAAATGTTCTTTAAGAAACTCATATCAGTAATGTAGTTAACATATGCAACATGACTGATTAATGCTGGTTCTGTCTTAACGTCAACTGTAATTGAATTTAAATTAGATTCACTAGTGCGTTGACTGTTCTCTTTATCTATTGTGATTGTAGATGTTCCAATATTAGTTGGACAGACATATACGCTTAACGTTGAGTCTATGTTTTTCAAAGCACGCCACACGTTTACCACACCACCAATTTCATTCACAGTTTTAGTATTGTCTTTTATCGTATCAAATACTAAGTGTCCATACAATGCTATATCATACATTAAAATTTTTCCTTTTCATCTAACGTGTATACGTTATCTAAGTGTTCATCAAAATCAAAATCGGGAATCAATTCTCTTGATTGTAGTTCTTCAAATAAAGCCATAACAACATTTTCACCAGCACGTTGTGGTAACATCGAACAAACATTCACCATTTCAACTGTTGCATCGCTAGGACAAAATGCAAGTCCAACTGCGCTTGCAATTCTCACATCAAAGATATCATCACCAACATAAACAACTTCGTCAGGAATTACACTAAAGTCGCTACATATTTCATCTAAGAAATCTACTTTGTCTGTGTGTGTACCATTGCTTCTGTTTAGATAGAATGGTAAATTTCTATTATTTGCAATGTTTGCATTGAAGCCGTCACCAGAAAGAAAAGCAACTTCAATGCCTAGCGCACGAAATCGTTTAATTGCAGTCCAGTCTTTATCGCAAAATGTTTTAAGTCTAACGGTGCCTTCTTTGTCATAGTATTTTTTACCATCTGTCATCACACCATCAATGTCAAGAAGAATAAGTTTAATCATTTCAATTCGCCCAATACTCAGTATATGCTGTACCAACATGATAGTGATATTCGTCCAATCCGTGCTTAGGCCATGACATGCTTACTCTAGGAAAAGGAACAAAAACTCTATCTCTAATTTTATAATCTTTTTCAAGTGCTTCATGTCTTCTTGTTCCACGATCAACTAAAAACGTGAGTGGATCATTTATATGTTCCCATATCGATGGATCAAATCTCGCATAGTAATACTGACCAATGTAAGTTTCTGCTCTTGTGTTATATGTATAATTCTGATTTGAGCCTCTTTCGATATCGAACGGGATATCGAACACATTTACCACATCTTCTGTTCTGCCCCAAAACACATGATCTCTTGGATGATATGGAAACGCTTTGTACATTCCCATAACAAATACTTTACCATCCTCTCGCTTATCATTTTTCCAATACTCATACATCAACGGCATGTCTCTAATGAGTTGGTCTGTTCTCATCTTAATGCAATACTTACTTTGCACTAATGCAAGTCCGTTCTTTGATGTATTGATTTGAAGATTACGATTACCTAATCCTCTAGGTGAAATTAATTCGTTGAAGATAACATTTACATCATCTGGTATGTGCGAGTTTTCGTATGTAGAAAGTATAATGTTTTCTACGAATGGAAGTTTTCTATATTCTTCAATGATTGTTTTAGTGAACGGAGTGCATTCACCTTGCAATACAATGTCAAGTTTCATCCACGATTCGTTCATAGAATGACAATACAGTTTCTGCGTTCCACTTGTCGTAGAATTCATTTAGTGGTTCAGCGCCAGCGGCAATGATATCTTTGATTGATGTTTTAGTTAAGTCGTTGAAGTCTCTACGCATATGCTTTAGAAAACTAGAATCATTCACACCAAATGGCTTACGTGATGCTAATGCTCTGTCAAGTGAACTACTCACACCATAAACGCTTGATGTTGAATACCAATAGAGATTGATATCGTTACCATTCAACCAACGAATCAAATCTTCTTTATCTAAGAATTCTTGATTGACATTGATTTGTACATTTGGATTTGCAAGACTACGACATTCTTCAATTAATTTTGAAGAGAGTTTACCTGTAGGGTCTACGAATGCACCATTAGATACGTGAAGATTTAAAATAACGTCTTCAGTAAATTGTTCATTGATTAGTTTAATAATCGCAGACAAATTCTTTGTGATGTTACCAATTCCACTTGTACCGATTTTGATTGTGCCACTTGGCTTGCTATACTGAATGTCATCATAGTACATGACTGGAGGTAATCCA